ACGACCAGCACACCCATCCCGGTTCCGCGAACACGCCGCCCTCACCGCAGGATTGAGCGCCATGGCCGATCTGTCTCATCAATTCGGCTCCGATCTGACAATCGGACCGACCGGCGATCTCGCGTATGTGACGGCGACGCAACTCGGCCAGCAGCGCGTGCTGAAGCGGCTGCTGACCAACCCCGGCGACTACATCTGGCAGCCCGACTATGGCGCCGGGCTGGCGCAGTTCATCGGCCAACCGGCGCAGGCCAACCAAATCCGTGCGGTGATCCGCAGCCAGGTGTTCAAGGAACCCGTTGTTGCCCGAACCCCCGAGCCGGTGATCGACGTGCAGTTCGACGACACCGGCACGTTCTCGGTGCAGCTCCGCTACGCCGACGCCGCCACTGGCCAGACCCAGGTGCTGAGTTTCTCCGCGACGTAAGCCCGCCCTCACATCAGGCGCATCTCATGCAGCTCCAGCTTCAAACGTTTACCACGGTCGTCGGCAACACCGTCGCCGCCATTCAGGGGGCGGCGACGCAGTTGCTCGACCTCACGGTCGGCTCGACGCTGCGGGCGATCGTCGAGGCCAATGCCTCGCTCGCGTTGTGGATGCAGTGGCTGATGGTGCAGGTGTTGCGCACCACCCGTGCCGCCACCTCGCAAGGTTCGGACCTCGACACCTGGGTCGGCGATTTCGGCGTGACCCGCGTCGCCGCAGTGGCGGCCTACGGGACGCTGACGTTCTCCCGCTTCAGTCCGACCACGGCGGCCTTCATCCCCACCGGCACGCTGGTGAAAACCTCCGACGGCACGCAGAGCTTCAACGTGGTGGCCGACGATACGAACCCCGCATGGTCGCCCGCGCAGGGCGGCACGCAAAGCGGTTACGCCGTCGCGGCCGGAACGGCCTCGGTCAGCGTGCCCGCGCTCGCCGCCACGGCCGGCAGTGCGGGCAATGTCCAGCCCGCGACCATCACGCTGATCGCCGCGGCTCTTCCGGGGATCGATACGGTGACCAATTCGCTCGTATTCGCCGGCGGTCTGGATGCCGAGACCGACGCCGCGCTGCGCACCCGGTTCTCGCAGTTCCTCGCCAGCCGCACCCGGGCGACGCCGACCGCCATCGCCTACGCGGTCGCGTCCGTTCAGCAGGGATTGACGACGCTGCTGCTGGAGAACCAGACGCCGGACGGCACGGCGCGGCCGGGGACCTTCACCTTCATCGTCGATGACGGCAGCGGCAACCCGCCGGCGGCATTGCTCGCCAACGTGTCCGCGGCGATCGAGGCGGTGCGCCCGCTCGGCGCGAGCTACGCCGTGCAGCTGCCGGCCGTGGTGCGGCCGACCGTAAGCATGGCGATCACCACTGCGGCTTCGTCCAACCATGCCGCGGTGGTTTCCGAGGTTGTTGCCGCACTCACTTCCGCGCTGAGCCAGTTGCCGATCGGCGGTGCGCTGCCGTTCTCGCGCCTCGCCGCAATTGCCTATGCGGCGGATCCGTCGATCACGAACGTGACCTCGGTGGCACTGAACGGCCTCACCATCGATTTCAGCCCGCCACCCACGGGCGTGATCAAGCCCGGCGCGATCACGGTGATCTGACATGACCGGCGATCAGACCGATATGCTCGCGCGGCTGAAAACGGTTCTGCCGCAGCGCTGGTTTCCGGACACGACCACCATTCTCGACGGCGTGCTGACCGGCCTCGCGAATGTTTGGGCGTCACTCTACAGCCTCCTCGCCGGCGTGCGATTGCAGACGCGTATCGCCACCGCAACCGACGGCTTCCTCGACATGGCGTCTGGAGACTTCTTCGGCTCGGCCCTGCCGCGCCTCTCCGGCGAGACGGATGCCGCGTTTCGTATCCGCATCGACAAGGAAATGATCCGGGACCGCGCCACGCGCCCGGCGGTGATCGCCGCGCTGACCGATCTCACGGGGCGGACGCCCGCGGTGTTCGAATACGCCCGTCCGGCCGACACCGGCAGCTACAATCTCGCGCTCGGCTACAACACCGGCGGCGGCTGGGGCAGCCTCAATCTGCCGTTTCAGGCGCAGGTGACGGCGTACCGTCCGATCAACCCGCCAGTCGCCATCGGCGATGCCGATATTCAAGCCGCCATCGTCGCGGTGTTGCCGGCCGCCACCACGGCCTGGCTCAACATCAATAACTGATCGACACGACGCCTGCCGCTCAATCAGGGACGCCCCATGGACCGCACCATCGTCTACCCCGGCAGCATACCGCTCGACACGGACATGCTGAATCTCAACCGCAACGTGATGACCGCCATCGGTGCGCTCGCTGCCGCCACGCTCGGCGATGCCACCGTGATCGACGGACTGGCCGTGACGCCGACATCGCCGGCCTCAATGAACATTCAGGTCGGACCAGGCAGCATCACACTGATCACCACGGTCGATCCGAACGCCTACGGCTCTTTGCCGGCGGACATGGTGGACCCGGTGCTCAAAATGGGCATCAACACCGGCTGGACGGTGCTGGCGTGTCCCGCGCCGGCGGCAACCGGCGAGTCCATCAACTACCTGCTGCAGGCAAGCTTTTCCGAAACCGATGTCGATCCGGTTGTGCTGCCGTATTACAACGCGGCGGACCCGACAGTGCCGTTCCTCGGCCCCGCGAACGATGGCGGGGCGCAGCCGACCATGCGCATCCAGCGCGTGCAGCTCGCGGTGAAGGCGGGCACGGCGGCGGCGACCGGCTCGCAGGTTACCCCGTCGCCCGATGCCGGCTGGGCGGGTGTGGCGGCCATCGAAGTCGATGCCGGCACGGCGTCGATCGGTGTAGGCAACATCGCCACATCAGCAAGCGCCCCGGTGATCCCCTACAAACTTCCCAGTCTGCGGCCTGGGTTTTCCTCGCTGGCCTCGTTCACCAGTTCAGGCGTGTTCGTCGTTCCGGTGGGCGTGACCATGGCGAAGATCACCGTGGTGGGCGGCGGCGGGGCGGGCGGCTCGAACGCCACGCTGCCGGGCGGCGGCGGCGGGGCCGGCGGCCAAGCCGTGGTGGCGGTCAATTACCTTGTCCCGGGCTCCGCCATTCCGGTGACGGTGGGCCTGGGCGGCGTGGCGGCGGCGAGCGGGTTCGGCGCGGGCGGCAATGGCGGAACGTCGAGTTTCGGAACCATCCTGTCCGCCACTGGCGGCATCGGTGGCGGCGCGGCGCTGTCCGCATCCGCCTACACCGGCGGCAATGGCGGAACGGGCGTGGGCGGCACTCTCGATTACGGCGGCTCGTTCGGCACCGACGGCATTCCCGCGGGCAACCGCGGTGGTGATGGCGGGGGTCCCGGCTCGGGGCGCGGCGCGACCGGAGCACCGGGGCTGCCGGGGCAGGGCTTCGGCGGCGGGGGTGGCGGCGGTGCGGCAGGGTTCGCCGGCGCCAACGGCTCGGCCGGCCTCGTCATCGTGGAGTTCTGAGCATGAAACGTTTTGCCCGCGTCGACGCAGGTGTGGTGACCGAGATCGTCGCCACCGAGCAGGACATTGCGAAACTGTTCCATCCGGGGCTCACCTGGGTGGATGTCACCAATATCACGGCCGCCGTCGGCGATCTCGATCAGAACGGCACATTCGTCAAACCGCCCGTCCAGACCGAACCGGCGATGCCGACGGTGGCGCAACTGCAGGCCGAGATCGCCCGGCTGACGGAGCGTCTTGCGGTGCTCGAAAAGCACGCCTGATGGAACGACCCGTTCCGCGCCTTTCCCTCAATCTCCGGAGATTCGTTTATGCCAACGGTGGCCTCGCATCTGTGGCGCCCGAGCACCGCGCGCCGCGTCGTGCTCGACGGGTATGTCCCGATCCCGCGCGGCACGCTGCCGCCGAACGCCGGCCCGCTGGTGTGGCCGGCGAAAGACCCATCCGATGTGCTGGACTATGAAATCGAGATCGCCCCGGCCCTGGCAGGCAACGACGGTGACGGCATCGCCACCATCGATGTGTTGATCGTGCCCGCCAGTGCCGGTGATCTCACGCTCAACAGCGCAGCGGCTGACGGCACGCGCGCGGTGCTGTGGTTCTCCGGCGGGCAGGTGGGCACCACCTACTCGGTGCAGATCACGCTGGGCACAGCCGGGGGCCGCACGTTCGGCAGGGCGGTGCTGCTGCCGGTGATCGCGCTCGCCACCGCCACGCCGCCGGCCAGCGCGCTCACCGACGACAGCGGCGCGGTCATTACCGACCAGAGCGGCAACCCGATTCTGATCGGAGACTGACGACATGCCGACCATCGCCCAACTCGCCGTGGCGCAGGCCGCCGCGGACACCGACGAACTGCCCGCGAGCCAGGGCGGCGTGGTGCGCAGCGTGACGCGCGCTCAGCTCGTTGCAGGATGCCAACCACAGATCGTGCTGACGCAGGGCCAGTTGCTCGGGCGCGCGAGCGCTGGCAACGGCGGCCCCGAAGCGATCACCGTGGGTTCGAACCTCACGCTTGCCGGCAACATGCTGTCCGCCGCCGCGCCGCCACCGTTCGCAATCACCGCGCTGCCGGCCGGTGCCACGCCCGCGCCGGGCGATCTCGTGCCGATCGGCCAGTCCGGCGCAACGGCTGCGGTGCCCTACACGCAGTTCATGGCCGGACTGGCCGCGCTGCCCGCCGCCGCCGCGTCCGCTTTCAATGTCATGCCGGCCGGCGGAACTGCAAGCCGCACGCTTGCGAGTCTCGCCGCCGACGCCATCGCGGTCGAGTCCTTCGGCGCGGTTGGCGATGGCGTGACCGACGACACCGCCGCGTTCACCGCCGCCGTCGCCTCCGGCCATCCGGTGCGGCTTGGTGCGCGCACCTACGCGATCAAGGGACAGTGGACCATTGCCGTTGCGGGCGCGGTGTTGCTGGGTGTGCCCGGCCAGAGCGTGCTGAAACGAAGCGCGCAGGCCGGCGGGGCATGGATCGCAATCCAGGCGAGCGGGTTCGTGGCCGACGGCGTGATCTTCGATGCCAACAAGGCGCAGATCGGGCAGGACAGTTGGGGCGTGCTCGTCGGCTCCGCCTGCACGGCATCGGCGTTTCACCGCTGCGTGTTCCGCAACGCGTCCGGCGCGGTGCTCGGCACTGGCCTCGCGTTCCAGGCGAGCGATCCCGCGGTCTGCGAACACGTCGTGCGGGACTGTGAGTTCGGCTTCAACACGGTGCACGGGCTATGGATTCAGGCGTGCGCGGGCGTTCAGGTGATCGGGTGCCGCGCGCATGACAACGGGCAGTACGGCATCGTCGCGGATTACAACGATCCGGCGTTCCTGCTGAAGGTGCATTTGATCGAAATCGCGAACAACCGATGCTGGAACAATCTGCGCGGCATTTCAGTCGGCAACTTCAACGCCACCAACGCCCAGCCGCCGGTGTGGGGCAACGCCAATCCCGATGCGCTGGCCGTGCTTGTGTCGGGCAACATCTGCCACGGCAACACGCTCTACGGCATCTCTGCGTCCGGCAACGGATTGCTCATCGAGGGCAACCTGCTGGCCGGCAACGGCAGCACGGGCAACGGCGGTGCGGCGATCCTCGCCAATGTCTCGGGCAGCCGCGTCTCGGGCAATCTCGTGAGTGCGGCGACATCCTACGGCATCGATTGCGGCGGATCGATCAACAGCGACGTGGATGGCAACCACATCACCGGGGCCACGGTCGGCATCAATTGCGGCGGCTCGTTGTCGATGCGCGTGTCCGGCAACCGTGTCCAGGATTGCACGGCGTGGGCAATCGTTGCGAACAATGTGGAGAGCGACGGGCAGGGCAACACTTTCGGGCTGGCGTGCAACGATCTCTCGATCGTGGAGAACTGGATCGGAATGTCCGCGGCGGGGATGGGCGGCGTATGGTTGCGCGACGGGCCGTCTAACGTTCTCGTTGCGCGCAATGTGTTCATCGGCAGCAACGATGCGCAGGTCGGCAAGTGCCTGTGGGCCGCCACCGACAGCGTGCTGATCGAAGGCAACCGTTGGAACGCGACGTCGCGCTTCGTGTGCAACCCGGAGCTCGTGATGGGATTGCAACAGGTCGTGTTCCCCGATATCGCCGAAACGGTGATGATGACGGCGGTTTCCGGGCCTGTGCAATCGATGGTGTCGGCCTATCAGGCGGCCACGGCCGGCGAAATCGTCTTCGCCCGCGTCACTGACGGTGGAACCGGCTACACGCATGCCAC